TGGACGAGGTATTGCACGCGCGCCTGCAGCTCTTTGCGTTGCGCGCCCGCCGATGTGAAATTGTCCCACGGCTTGCCTTCCGGCCATGCCACCGGCTTGGGCGTTTCATACGTGTCCGCCTGGTAATGTTTGACCACATTCACCGGCTTGTCGCCCTTCGGCAGCCGTTTGAGCAGGGGCGTTTCATGCTCGTCGGACAGGGTGATGTAATTCGCCCAGTCCGTCTTCTTGCCCACCACATTTTTCTCCAGCAACATAATTTTTATTTCTCCGTTGTTTGGTGGGGCGAGACTCTGTCGAGCCGTGACCCACCGGTTTTAACGAAGTGCAATTTTCAAACTTTCAACCCAAAGCAGCTTTCAACGTCGCTTCCATGTCTTCCGCCGTCCCGCCGGACTTCAACTTCTCGCTGGCCTCGGCCTCCTGCGCGTCCCGCCGTCCTGCGCGTGGCGATGCCCCCGGACTGCCAGCCCTCGGCGCCGCCCCCGGCGGCTTCCTGCCCGGCAAAAACAACTTGGTTTTCCCGTTCGCATCCGGCAAAGGCACGTTCTTCTTCAAGACCGTCCGCAACGCCGCGATCACATCGCCGTCCTTCGAGGCCGCGCTCAAGTGTTGCCACGCCTCCATTCCAAGCGCATAGACGCCCATGCTGAACTTCGCCGCCGGACTCCGCGCCGACAATTCCGGGATGAACTTCGAGATTTCAGAGGCCACCTTGCCCTCCGGCGTGTTCACGTCCCCGATCGTCGGGAACCGCGACTTCACCACCGGCTCGATCTTCGCCCGCGTCTCGTTGAACTGCTGCACCTGCTCCCGGATTTTCGGGGCGCCCTGCGTCAGCCAGTCGTTCACATCGTCCAGTTGCCGCCGCAATCCCTTGTCGTCCAGGCCTGCCGTCTCCATGTGTTTCTGGATCCGCTTGGCCGTCGCCTCGTCCGCGTAATCGCCGATGAATGCCCTCGCATCCGCCCGGAACTTTTCGCTCGCCGTCACCATGTCCGACAATTTCTTCTCGTCCATGCCGCCGACTCCCGGTGCCGGTGCGCCGTTTCCGCGCTGCTGCAACTCGCCGTTCAACCGTTCGACTTCCGCCTCGGCCTTGTCTGCACGCGTCTTCTGCGCCTCGCGTTCGCCCACCACCTTGCCGATTTTCTTCTCGACCAGCTTTTGGAGCGATGCCGGCAACGTGCCGCCCGTCTTCTCCCACTGGGCCAGTTCCGCTTCCAGATGCTCCGGAAGCGTTTCGGATTCCGCACTCCGCGTTCCGCCTTCCGCCCTTTCCAGATACGCCCTTTCCTCTTCGGAAAACTCGGGTGCCTGTTCGTCCGCCGCCGCGATCTCCTCCGGTGTCGTCGCCTTCGCGCGCAACTCAAACCACGCCTGTTTGTCCGCCGACCACTTTGGTTCTGCTGCTTTGTCAATGATCTGTTCCTCACCGGGCTTCTTGGTTGCCGGCTGCACTTCTTCGCCTTCAACCTTTTCTCCGGCTGGATCCGGTTTTGCAAAATCGGTGCTCAAAAGGGCAACGACGTTGTCCGGTGTTAAATTCTTTTTGTCATCGCCATTTGCCGCTGGCGTTCCACGTTGTGGAGTTTGTTCTCCGCCCTTCGCTCCTGCGGGCGACTCTTTAATTGTTTCGGCGTCCATGATTCACATGTTTCTTGTGGTAGGGCGTTGCTGCTGCGACGCCGTCCCGATTTCCGTGCGAAGTTTGATTTGCCGGAAGGCGCACGTCCCATCCGTGCATGAGATAAACCACGAAGTGTCAATCAGGTGAAGACCCCATCCCCGTTTGATGCCCGCTTTGAAGCTTTAGTGCCCGCTTTAGTGCGAAGTTTTTATCCCTCTCCGCGTTCGCATCGGATGCGAATCGGGAGAATGACGGGGTGAGGTGTCCCCCATCTGCCATCTTCAATCTTCCATCTTCTTGCTTTTCACCTTCTGACTCGCCAGCAGCCGCGCATCCCGCAACAATTTGCACACATAATCCGCATTGGCCGCCGCGCCGCTCGCGAACTGCCGCTGCTCATTGGTAAGGTTCGGCGACAGCGATCCGTCCAGTTCATTCTGCGCGTTCTCGTCCACCAGGTTCAGCACCGCCTGCCACACCGGATGATTTTCCGACACGCCGGCCAGCGCAATATCCCGCTGCAACTCCGCGTGCGCCTTCGCCCGCGCGTCCACCGCCACATACCGCCGCTGATATTCCGCCCCGGACTGTCCCGGCAGCATCCCCCGAAGTTTTGAAAGCAAGCTCATAAATCTTGGTGTCTTTGTGTCTTGGTGGTTAATTCGCCCCCTGCGGCGCCGCCGTCATCGTCTTGACGCCCAGACGCCCCACCTGCTTGTTCTGCTGCTGCTCGATGCTCATCTGCAGGTTCTTCGAATAATTCTCCATGAGCTGCACGAACCGCCCGTCCTGCTGCATCTGCTGCTGGTATTTCGGGTTGCCCTGGATGATCTGCTGCAAAAATTGCATCTTCGCGCCCGCGCTCGGGTCGTTGTCCACATATTGCGCCTCGTTGCCCTGGCTCATCTTCATCACCTGCTGCATCACGTCGTCATACACTTTTTGGCTCGCCGCGCCCTTGTCCATCAGGATCTTCGCCGCCAGCCGCGAATCAATCATCCGCACCGCGATCGCGATGAACTCGTTCCGGTCAATCGAACCCGTCACGTCCAACGGCAGCAGCTTGATGATATACTCCATCTTCTTGGCGAGATATTCCTGGTCCAGCTCCATCATGTCGAACGCCAGCCCGAACTGGATGCTCTGGATCATATCGAACGGGTCCAACTGCGCCAGCGCCGGCTCGCCCGTCACCGTCACCAGCTCCTGCGGATTGTATTGCAACGTCAGGCACGTCATGTGCAAAAGGATCTCGCTGAAGAACGTGAAAAAATCGCCGCTGCTCTTTTCCTGCTTGCTCGACGTGCTCGGCTGCGGCACGCCCGCGTCGAACAATCCAAAATAATCCGCGCGCTGCACGTGCAACATCTGGATCAGTTCCATCGCCAGCGCCGGCGGCTGTCCCAGCTCGAACAGTTTCTTGAACGAATCCGCCTGGTTGCGGCTGATCGGCACCTGCGCCCCCGGGCCGACGCGGTAATCCACCCCGCCCAATTTCGGCACGCTGATCGGTGGCAGCGTGTCGAGCTGCGCACGGTTGAACAGCATGTCCCGCTGCGTCTTCTCCTCCGCCTGCCACGTCCCGCCGATCTCGCTCACACTGCGCGTCTCCGTCAGCCCGCGCCCCAGGTTCTCCCGCTTCAGCACCACCAGCGGATATTGCCCGTGCGCGTAATCAATCAGCTCGTGCTTCGCGCAAAAATCTTCCTCACCCTTTTCCGATTTCGTCAGGTGCGGACTGAAAATAGTCTGGTAAATCTCCGTCACGCCGTCCTCGTCCGTGTTCCGTCGCAACGCATAGACGATCTCGATCCGTTCATACTGCGATTGCGTCAGCTTATACCACCGCACGCCCCCGACCACCTTGCTCGGACTCAAATTCGTGCTCGCGATCGTCGGCTGGCCGCTCGGATTGCCCCACATCGAAAGCTGCCCCTTCGTCTTCTTCGCCGCCTCGATGAAATCCGGGTCCCACCCGTCCTGCACCTTCGCGTCCAGTTCCGCCTCCGTAAAAGTCCGCCGCATGAAGTTCACCCGGCTACTCTGGATGTCCGTCGTCCCGCGCGAGCACAAAAATTCATGATACGGCCGCATCATATAGACCAGCGGCTGGTTCTTGCACACATACGGCATCGGCACCTGCACCTTGCCCTCCTTGCGCAGTTCGCGCACGTATTTCTTCGCCGTGGAAAGTTTCAGGTCCAGCAGCTTCGTGTCGTCCAGCTCCTCCTCGTAAAATCCCTTGCCGCTCATCGCCTGCTGGACATATTGCTTGTAAAGCTCCTGGATCATCACCGCCGATTCGCCGTCCAGTTCCGGCGATTCCAAAATCATCTGCGGCAGCGCCGCGAACTCCGGCGCCTGCTGCGCCAGGTTCAAGATCTGCTCCAGCGTCACCATCACCCGCCGCTTGCTCAACTCGCGTTCCCAGCCCACATACGCCACCGCGTAGCCGTATTCGCCCGTGTATTGCAACGCCAGTTCCGCCTCCAGCTCCATCGCCTTCCGATACCGCCGCTTCAGCAGCCAGTGACCCCACGCCTCCAGCGGCCCCGTCAGCGGCGACATGTCCGGGTTCACCGCATCCACCTTCAGCTCCGCGCGCCGGAACGCCGCCAGCCCCAGCGCCACCGCGTCGTTGATCGCGCCGTCCACGGCGGGAATGCGCGTATCGCTCGCGCCGTCCCACGGTTGCGCCGGCTCGCCGTTCGGCTGCCACTGGTCCCACTTGCGCCCGTCCGGCGATTGTCCCGGCCACAGGTTGCGCCGGATGTTCTCGCAAAAATTCGCGTCAAACAGCCCCTCGCCCAGCGGCGACGCCTGCTTGTATTCCTCCAGCAACAGGTCCACGCACGGATCAGGATTGCTCACCAGCTTGTCAGAATCGTCCATAGTCGTTTTGTTTTACCATCTGCCATCTGCCATCTGCCATCTTCGTTCCCGTTTGATGCCCGCTTTGCCGCTTTAGTGCCCGCTTTGGTTAAAGTCCGATCCACTCCCCGATCTCTTCCTTCCGGAATTTCCGTTCACCGATCCCGCCCGGCTGCACCGCCGTCAAACCCTTCGCCCGCACGATGTCGCTGATCGTCCCGTTCGCGTAACCCGTCCACTGCGTCACCGCCCCCAGCCCCAGCAACGGCTTCTCCCGCCACCACGCCTCATAGTTCAGCGTGTCAATCCATCCCAGCAGCCCGGCAAGCTGCCGTTTCTGATACCGCCGCTGCGTGCAACCCTTCGGCAGCACCGCGTGCAGGATGCCGTGCTCCGCGTATTTGCCGATCGTCGCCGGCGCATACCCGCACGCCACCACCTGCCCCTGCGTCAGCAGATACGGCAACTTCTGGAATTCCTCGCGTGTCATAAAAATTTCAAAATCAAACCCAATGCCTTTGCCGCATGACGCACCGATTTCAAGTCCACAAAATGTGACTCGCCCGTTGTCTTGTTTCTCACGCCAAACTCAAATCGGTGCCAGCGTTCCAGTTTCGGTTCACGCTCCAAAAGGCCGGCGTCAATTAAAGCCTGACGTTTGCGGGCCTTGGCTTCTCGCCAGCGTGCCATCTTAGCGCAAATTCGTTTGTGCCTTTCCTCTCGCAACTTGCGTGAGCGTAAGAAACATGAATTCTGTTGGCACTGCGTCATATTCTATTGTTAGGTGACGGAGCGTTAGCCTTGAATTGCTCCATCAGTTCTTTGGTTTTGAAGCCGAACCATGTTCGACCGTGCATCGTTACATTCCCGCGCCGCCAGATGCCTTCATGCCCGTGCATCGGCGATGATTGGCGACCGAGCGAGCGGTAGCACCAATCGCGGATTTCGCCATCGAGATCGCCCGTGAACACATCGAGCATCCAAGGGGTTGGCGACCATTCGCTTTTCATCAGCGCCTTTTGTTCGGCGTCACCGTAGTCTTCAGCCATTGTTTTACGATAGAGTTCAGTTCCGTCGCCTAACAAGGGCGCTGGAGACAACCCCGATTGTGCATCGCAGTTGTCCGCTTCGGATTTTAGGATTTCGGGCGTCATAGGTTCGGGGTGTCTCAGCTTCGTATGTTAGGCGACTTGAGCCATGCGACGATTTCACTCGGCAGCAGCATCCCATCAGATGTTTTTTTCCATTGGCCGCGTCCGAATAGATTCGGGTCGCTTTGACCTTTTATTCTCCAAGCCTGTTCGCAGCGGCGTTGACCGTCATCCGAATAAGCGACGACACTTTCACGACCCATGACGTATTTCCATTTCACGCCGTTGACATTGAGATTTCTACCAGGTCGCCTAACAAAGCGCCGGAGCCAACCGTGGTTGGACGTTTCATTTACGTTCGCAGGAGTTTTTGGTTTCATAAAGTTTTCAGTTCCACGGTGGCTCAGCTTTTTCGTTAGGGGTCATAGCAACGCGCCTTGGTTACATTCACGTTCAAGACGGGCGCACGCAGTCTTGAAGTGTTCCGGGTCTTTCTCGATACCCACGAAATTCATGCCGAGCCGGAGAGCCGCGATTCCGGTCGTGCCGCTGCCCATGTATGGATCGAGCACAGTGCCGCCTTCGGGCGTCTTGGCCTGCTCGATACACCATGCCATGAGGTATGCCGGTTTCTGTGTCGGATGCAGCCGGCCTTCACTCGACCAACGTGCTACGCCGTGCCACATCTTCGAGCACATCCGCACGGCCTGCCCGACGTTGCACCATGCAAGCTCACAGTCACCGAAGCAGATTTCAGACGGCTTGCCGTCGCCGCGTTTATTGAACACCAGCCAGCCACCTTTCTGCGGCAGCGAGTGGCAGAAGTATTGAGCACCCCACAGCACTTGAGTCTTGCCAACTGCAAGCCACGGTGTCGGGTCGAACGGTTGGTCATCACCCATTACCCGCTTATCCCACACCTTCGCCATTTTCGCTCCACCCCATGCTGACATCCCGCTCCAATCGGTGTTCAGATTCATTCCATACGGCGGGTCGGTGATTACCGAGTCCACAGTCGGCAGAGTGGGTAGCACGTCCAGACAGTCAGCGTTGTAGAGAGTCACATGGTTGTGACCCCTAACAAAGCGCCGGAGCGAATGAGCGCCGCGTGCGTCATTTGCAGTGGGTATGGTTTCAGTGGCGCTCATCGCTCAGCTTTTTTCGTTCTGCCAAATGACCACGCACATCGGCATCCACAGCCCGCGCTCGAATCCTTTGAAGGCGACTTCGCCACGGATGAAGCGGACGGTTGCGATGTCTTGCACGCACTCATGCCACCAGCCGGTGTTTGTTCGGGCAGGGATTAGCGCGACCACCGTGCAGCCGCGTTGCCATTCTTTGTGAGCCTTACGCACCCATTTTTGCATCGGGCGTCCATACGGCGGATTCATCCAGCACACACCCGACCACGTTTGCTCCAGCCCATCTTCGGCGGCGGTGTAGTGGTTCGCGCAGAGTGCGTTCTTGTGAGTGCTTGCCACGTCGAGCGTGAAGCCGAACTCTTTGTCGAGAGGTTTCCAGATGCTATCGGGCGTCCCGTATTCTACCGATTTTGCATTGAACCATGATTGATCTACACGACGTTTGGCAGAACCAAGCGGCGCAGCCAACGGCGGGATCGCTGGTGGTTCAAGAGTCGTTGTGTTTTCGGGAGTCATTTTTTATTCGCCGCCGTTGCTGGCCTTTGCGTTCGGCGGCGTTAGCGGGTGGCGTTTCCATTTCAGCCAACAGTCATCGCCCAGCATGACGCCGCTTGGCCTCATTGGTATTTGCACGGTAATGGTTAGTTCGTCTGCGTCACACCCCACCACCACCCCGTAAATTTCGATTATGGACGCGCTCGCCGCCGAACAAGTCATTGGAGCGCAATCGGCAGTGGCCTTGGCATTTTGGTCGTTGTTTTCAGTCATAAAGTTTCAAGGTTTAGAGTGAGCCTTCGCACCTGCCGATGGCTCAATTCCATCGTTCGGCGTAACCATTCTCTGCCGCAGGCCGGCGAGTGCATGAGCCAGTTTCACCGTTTGGGCTTTCGATGACGGCGAGAGTTCTTCGTAGCAGCCAGCTATCGCCGCCGCAGCAGCGTCTATTTCAGCCACCATGATTTCACGATCCGAGGACGCCGAACCAGTCGCCGGAGCCAATGACGGTTGGCCGTCGCAGTTCCGCTTCGCGGTTGTGAGATTTAGTTCCGTCATGGCTCAGCTCCGAATGTTAGGGGCTTTCGGCGCTTCGATGGTTTTGCAGCCAGTGGCAGTTTCGCATTCCTTTGTATTGCACCACCAGCTTCCGCCGTGTCCGCCACACTGGTAGCACGGTTTCATTTCGCCTGGGTGATACCACAGCGGGTCGTCCTCGTAGCCGTCGAAGTATCCATCTTCGCATCCAGCGCCACACTCCACCCATTCCATTTCGCCGTTACAAAGAGCGCAGATCATTGAGCCATCAGAGCCACGATACATCGCCCCTAACAAATCACTGGAAGCAACGGCGGGTGTCCGTTGCTCTTGAGTTGTTGGCGATGCG